ATGGGTACTCAATGGTGGAACAATGGAAGTTTAACTTTTGACGGAGTTAAAATCTTTGTTGCTAACGGTCTTGCAAACAACACCGCTATCGCTGCTGAGAANTCTAACATCTTCTTNGGAACTGGTCTTTTATCTGACCACAACGAAGTTAAAGTTATCGACATGGCTGACCTTGACGGTTCTCAAAACGTGAGAGTTGTAATGAGNTTTACAGCAGGTGTACAGTATGGTATTGTTGAGGACATCGTAACTTACGGTATCACCAACTCTGCTAANGACGAATAATAGANAATTAATTAACTTAAAGGGGTGGGTAAGCCAAATGTGCCTACTCACCCTTTTTTAATACAAAAAATATGGCTTGTGATTTAACTAAAGGTAGAAAAGAACCTTGTAAAGATGTAGTTGGTGGACTTAGAGCAATCTATTTCATCGATTATGGCGATTTAGGTACTGTTACACAAACAGACGATGAAATCACCGATTTATCAGGAACTTTCTCTGCTTACAAATATGAATTAAGAGGTAATAGTAGCTTTGAGCAATCTATTTCTTCTTCAAGAGAGAATGGTACAACATTCTTTGAGCAAACATTAAACTTGACACTAAAGAAACTTTCTAAGGAAGACCACAAAGAAATCAAGTTGTTAGCTTATGGAAGACCTCACGTAGCTGTTGAAGATTATAACGGAAGTGTATTCCTTATGGGTCTTGAACATGGTGCTGATGTGTCTGGTGGAACTATTGTAACAGGAGCTGCTATGGGAGATTTAAGTGGATATACACTTACATTATCTGGTATGGAAGTAAAACCTGCTAACTTTGTTGCTTCACCAACTGCTGCTGACCCATTCGCAGGAATGAGTTCTGCAACTGCAACTATTGTTGAGGGTACTAACGCTTAACAGTATTCATTTGATGATTGAAGGGGGTTGCAGAAATGTAACCCTCTTTTTTTATGAACACAAATCATCTTATCTAGTTATACTTATATGATAAGGTTATTACCAAACACAGATGCACAAATATTAAGTATAATCCCTAGAGAATATACTGAGGCTAGTGATTTAGAACTAGTCATAACGGAAGACGGAACTAGAAAAACAGAGACTTTAGAAAACTTAACCTCTGTAATTAATGGTAATTTTTTAGATATAGAATGTACATTTAGTATTCTATCTGAAGACAGTTCTTATTCAATAGAAGTTAAACAGGAAGACGTGTTATTGTACAGAGATAAAGTTTATTGTACTTCACAGATAGACGATACAGTCTCTCATACATTAAATACTGACCAGTATAATCAGCACGATTCTGAAACAGAAGAACAACAATATATAATAATATGAGTCGAAAAAACATAAGAAACAATAGGAATATTCAGACTCCTAAAGAAGTCAATCCTAGCCTTAGAGTAGTAAATTTATCTGGCTATGAAGTACCTAGTGTTAAAGAAAGCACTAGAAATGATTGGGTTGAGTATGGAGATGGTAATGATTATTTTTCTGAACTTATAGAAAGGTATTTAGGTAGTCCTACAAACTCAAGATGTATCAATGGTATTATTGATATGATTTATGGTAGAGGATTAAACGCAACAGACTCAAATGATAAGCCTGAGATGTTTGGTAAAATGCAGGCTATACTAAGACCTAGTGATACAAAAAGAATAGTTAATGACTTAAAAATGTTAGGTCAGGCAGCAATTCAAGTTGTATATAAAAAAGGTAAAAAAGAGATATCTGGTCTTTATCACTTCCCTATGGAAACATTGAGAGCTGAGAAGGCTAAAGAAGGTAAGGTTAAGGCATATTATTATCACCCAGATTGGTCTAATATAAAGCCCTCTGACAAGCCTAAAAGAATCCCATCATATAAGAATGGTAACAAGAATGAAACGGTTGAAATATACTGCGTGAAGCCTTATAGAGCAGGTTTCTATTACTATTCACCAGTAGATTATCAAGGATGTTTACAGTATTGTTCTTTGGAGGAAGAAGTATCTAACTATCATTTGAATAATATTAAGAACGGATTACAACCTTCTTTATTGTTAAACTTTAACAATGGTATTCCTACAGACGATATTCAAGAACTTATTGAGAGAAAAATTTACGACAAATTTAGTGGGAGTAGTAATGCAGGAAGATTTATTTTGGCATTTAACGAAAGCTCCGAAAGTCAATCAACTGTAGAGCCTATACATTTACCAGATGCTCATGCTCAGTATGATTTCTTGGCAAAAGAAAGTAGAGAGAAAATTATGATTGGTCATGGTGTTGTATCTCCAATACTTTTAGGTATTAAAGATAACACAGGATTTGGTAACAATGCTGAAGAATTAAGAACAGCATCTATCCTTATGGATAATATAGTTATACGACCATTCCAGACTTTACTTATTGATGCTTTTAGTGAATTACTTGCATTTAATGGTATCGTACTTGACTTATATTTTACTACACTTCAACCAATAGAGTTTACAGAGTTAGACAATATTGCAACAAAGATTAAGAGAGAGGAAGAAACTGGTGAAAAGTTATCTTCTGACGTTGAGACTGTTGAAGATGAATTATTAAACATAGAGCTAGATGCCGATATGGTAGAACCTAACGAAGAAGAATAAATGAAAGCATTATTTATAACATTAAAAGAACTAAAAAGGAAATCAATATTTGACGGTAACCTTGATGCTGACAAATTAATTCAATTCGTTGAGGTAGCCCAAGATACAAACATTCAAACATATTTAGGTACAAAATTATATGATAAACTACAGGCAGATATTATTGCAGGAACTTTATCTGGGAATTATTTATCTTTAGTTAATGATTATATCAAACCCATGCTTGTATGGTATACTCAAGCAGCTTATATCCCTTATGCAGCGTATCAAATATCTAATGGTGGAATTTACAAACATAATTCTGAAAATGCTACCTCTGTAGATAAGGATGAGATTATAACCCTTACAGAACACGCTACAGAAACTGCTGAATTTTACACTCAAAGATTTATGGATTATATGAACTACAATAGTAATTTATATCCAGAATTTATAACAAATCAGGATGACGGAATGTATCCTCAAAGAGACGTAAACTTTACTGGATGGGTGTTGTAAAAAGCAAGAAGGTTTATAAACCTAAAAAGAAAAACGAAATCAAATTAAATAGTTATTTAATAAAGAAAGATGGCGAATCAAATAAATTGGGGAAAGATATATTGTGACATGGAGACTAACGATGCCTTTGGTGTCGATGAACAATGGTCAACATTTGCAATTAATGATTTATCAGCTCCTACTTGTTGGGGACTTGTTCCAGTAACACCGTTTACTGCGGATTTGATTAGTTATTTTGGAGGAAGTTTAACAGCAGATACAACACAATTTAAAGCAGATAAAACACAATTATAAAGAAATAAAAAATGGCACAACAAACAATAGTAACATACCCTGCGGTAGCAAAGGATTCCAAATTAGGAACTCCTATTGCTGATGCCTTTAAAATGGTTAATGATAACTTTGATGAGTTATACGCAGAGCCATCTATAAGCCTTGTAGGTAATACACTTACCTTAACAAGACCAGATGATACAACTAGTACAGTAGATTTAGCTCCTTATTTAGATGAAGATGCTACAGCAGTAGCAAGTGCTACATTATCAGGCAATACAATTACCTTTACTAGACTTGACGCTACAACTTTTGACCTTGATGTATCTACATTGTTAGGTGATATAACCAGTATTGCAGCAGGTAATGGTTTGACTGGAGACACAACTTCGGGAGATGCTACTTTAAATGTAGTAGGTGGAGATGGTATTACTGCCAACGCTGACGAAATTGAAGTAACTGTTGATGATTCTACTATTGAATTATCTGCGAGTGATGGTACAGGAGCTGTTAGAATTAAAGATAATGGAGTAGACCACGCACAGCTTTCTAATTCATATACCGAATTATCGCCTTTAGGTACAGGTACGGCTTTTGCAATTAACTTTGACTCAGCAACAACTTTTACTGCAACAGCAGATGGAGCAGCAACCTTAACAATGAGTAATGCTCAACAAGGTCAAGTTGTAGATGTTATTTTAGATGGCGATTTTGCTATTACTTTAGAAGAGACAGGTTCTACATTCAACAAAGTAGGTACTACTGTTTATGATGGTACAACTAATAATATTATTCAAATTATCTGTACGGATGATACTTCTGGTTCAAAGATATATCACTATGCAGTTTCAACTTACACAGAAGGAGCAACAGTTTAATAAAAAGATATGAAAGCAATACAAATAGGCGGAGCAATAAAAAGATATACAACCATTCCAAAGGCTTGGGGTAATGTAATCGGTGGGTTTGACAAGCTATCTTCTACTGAATGGGAGGCAGCAGGATTCTACGATGTAGTAAGTCCTAGTTACGATTCAGCAACTCAATACTTAGGAGACTTAGAATGGGATGGGGATGCTTCTGTATTTACTTATCCTGTAATTGATAGAACTTGGTCTCAAACTGTAGCCGAGTTGAAAGAAAGTAAAATAGAAAACCTAAAATCAATCTACGGTAGAAAATTATCTGAAACAGATTGGTATATTATTAGAGCGCAAGAGGGTATAGCTGCACCACAAGAAATTATAGATGCAAGAGCAGCATTAAGAACTGATTGTGCAACCAAAGAAGATGAGATTAACGCACTTACAACTAAGAAGGCAGTAGTTTCATATTCTTTACCAAACCTTGACTAAATGAGCTTTAATAAGAAATTCTTTACAACAGGAGGAATAGTTGCCTCTACACCATCTGCACCTGCAGCAGGACTTGACCCTTTACAAAACTTTGAAACTGTAACCTATACAGGGAATGGCTCTACACAAAAGATAACAGGGTATATAAGAAAGGGTGGTGCTTTTAATGGGAGTAGTAGTAAAATAGATATTAGTTCAATATCAATTCCATTAAATGATTTTTCTTATAGTTTATGGTTTAAAGCTAATGATACTTCAAGTTTTCAAGTATTAATTTCACACGAAAACGGCGGCAGGTCATATGGTATTCAGCTAAATAATAACGCTAATATTGGTTCTTATATGCTTAACAGTTCAGGAGGTACTGAATATTTATTAAGTAATAGCATTACAATAAACACAGACTGGCATAATGTAGTTATAACAAAAAGCAGTAGTCAAGGGCATAAAATATATTATGATGGAGTTAATATAGCCTCTGACTCTACATTTACAGGAAATTTATTAAGTGGGAATTTTGAGAATTATTTAGGTTCTTCTGCTTCAGGAACATCAGGATACTTTAACGGCTCAATAGACCAAGTAAGAATCTTTAACAGAGTATTATTAGAGGACAATAATGGAGTTGATGAAATACAAGCGTTAGCAGATGAAACCTATGCAGACCCTAAAAAATCTACTACGGATTACTTTGGAGATGGTTCAGGTGTTGCTTTATATGAGTTAGATGAGGATGCTGATGATACAGGAAGTTTTCCTTATGGTACAGGAGATATAGATGCAGGACAGAGTGCGGTGTTTAATGGGAGTAGCAGTTATATTACTACACCATCCTTTTTTTCAAATCCAAATACAAACTCATCTACGTTTTCCGCTTGGTTTAATACAAGTATTAATGATTCTAATTTAAGGGCTATTGCTGCAAATCGTAATGGAGGAGCAGGATATATAGCTTATGATATTTATACTCAAAATGGAGTGCTTGTACTTTCCCACCAATATTTAGGTGGTGGTGGTGCTTCAAGTATAACAGGAACAACTAATATTGCAGATGGGGATTGGCATAACGTTATAGTTGTTCTTGACAATTCAAACGGAACTCTTAAAATGTATTTGGATGGTTCTCAAGAAGGAACAACATATAGCTTTACTTCGGGTCAAAATTTAACACAATTTGCCAATACCTTATATATTGGAAAGACTTTCTTTAATGAAAGATATTTCAACGGCTCAATAGACCAAGTAAGAATATATTCATCAGCTTTATCAGCATCGGATGTAGAAGCATTAGTATCAGAAACAAATGTGCCAACTGCTAACCTTGTTGCCCATTATAAACTTGATGGTAACGCTAATGACGAAACCACAAACTATGATGGAACTTGGGGTGGCACGGAGGCATATTCAGACCCTGCTGAATTTCCTTTAATACAATACAACGGAACACCTACCAACGTAAACTTTTTAGGTATGGCATTCCAACCTGATTTGGTTTGGATAAAAAGAAGAGATAGTGGAATTGGTGATACTAATCATTTAATTTTTGATTCTGAAAGAGGAGCGGGAGAAAGATTATCAAGTGATAATGCAAATCAAGAATATACACTTACAGATGAAGTAACTTCTTTTGATTCTAATGGATTTACTGTAGGTGCTGATGCAAGTACAAATGGTAGTGGCGGTTCAATAGTCGCTTGGTGTTGGAAAGCAGCAGACACCACTACATATCTATCAGCAAGTGGTAGTCAAGTAGCTGCCGATATAAAGGCAAATACTGCCGCAGGATTTAGTATTGTAAAATATACTTTTTCTTCACCATCAAGTTCTCAAACCGTTCCTCACGGATTATCTTCTGCCCCAGAAATGATTATTACTAAATGTACAAGTGATACAGATAATTGGTATACTTATCATAAAGATGTCGGTACAGGAAAATATTTGATGTTAAATAGTAATGTGCAAGCAACAACTTATGCTAATGGTTTTTCTACGGTAGATGCAACTGCTTGGCAGGAATATTTTCGTTCAGATGCACAATCTTACGTTGCCTACTGCTTCCACTCCGTAGATGGTTATCAGAAGGTAGGGAGTTATGAGGGAACAAATGCGCCTAATAATGTTGTAACAACAGGATTTAGACCAAGATGGATAATGATAAAATCAACAGGTGCAACAAACGGTGATTGGAATATATTTGATACAGTTAGAGAAAATGAACCTTTGGGAGATGCACTAAAAGCCAACACATCCTCTTCTGAAGTAACGGAAGCTGCTTTTGTTGTTGATATAACTGACACAGGATTTGAATTAGATGGGGCTTCGGGCGCAGGGGGTACAGGTCAAATAAATAGCAGCGGAATAACCTACATCTACTTAGCAATAGCATAATGGAAAACTTAAAGATATATTTATTGAACGGAACAGCTTTAGCATTATCAATATCAGAAATAAACCCTATCCTTCAAACTATATCTTTATTATTAGCGATAGGTTATACTATAATACAAATAAGTAAAAAACTTAAGTAAATGAAGGTAGACTTAGATGGTGATGGTAAAGCTGATGTTTCTATCAGTATTACACAAATTATAACAATAGCTGCAATGTTTGCTTCTATAATCGGTTCTTACTATACTTTAAGTGGCAAGATAGAGACTAATAGTTCGGAGGTTGCAAAATTAAAGTATAACGAAAAAGAATATACTTGGAAAGCACAAAGACAACTTGAAGCTGAGGTAAGAACAATTACTTTAGAGATGAGGGACTTTATGAAAGATTTAGAATATTTAAAAGTAGATAAAAAGAGATAATGGATAAGATAAAATCATTAGGCAATAAAGCTATTGAGTTAACTAAGAATTGGTATATTACTAATTGGAATGGTGGTATATTTGATAAAGGTAAAACTATCTTTATTTCGATTATTATATTCTTTGTAATTATTAAATTTATACACGATTTATTCGTATGAACTTTAAGTTTTTTTCTCTCTCGGAATTTGATTGTCCTAGTTTACCTGATTCAGGTATTAATATGGATACACAGTTTCTTACCAAACTTGAACAAGCTAGAGAAATTGCAGGAATACCCTTTAAAATCACAAGTGGGTATAGAACAAAAGACCACAATGCCGAAGTCGGAGGTGTACCAAATTCATCCCACCTTATTGGGGTTGCAGCAGACATTGCTGTGTCAAGCGGAAACGATAGATACATTATACTTAACGCCCTTATCAAAGCAGGGTTTAAGCGCATTGGAGTTGCAAAGACCTTTATCCATTGCGATACAGATGAAACTAAATCTAACAGCGTTTGGACATACTAACACGACAGGTACTACACTATGTCTGACAAAAAGAAATTTAAAGATACCCAAGTAGGTAAATTCTTACTAGAAAAGATACCTGATGTAGTTAGTGCAGTTGCAGGTGATAGTTTAGCAGGAAACGTAATACAAGCCATTATAGGGGGTTCTGAGATGTCAGAGGCGGATAAGTTAGTCGCATTAAAAAAACTTGATTTAGAGAGGGCTGAGATAGATGGAGTAACTCGTAGATGGGTTGCAGATGCTCGTAGTGGTAGTTGGTTAGCAAGTAATGTTAGACCATTAACTTTAGCATTCTTTTCTATATCTTATGTTATAGGTTGGTTCTATGGTTTAGAACTAACTTCAATAACTGGTCTATTATCAGTTGTTATTGGTGGTTATTTTGGTTCAAGGGGTGTAGAAAAAGTATTTGGTGATAAGCTACATAAGTAAACATAGTATATATTTAAACGTAGTATATAACTAAAAGAAAAGAAAGAAAGCAGAACAACTACAAAGAAGAAAAAAGAAAGAAAAGAAAAAGCCCCCCTAGAAAAACAAACAATCTAACGTTATCTGTTCCAACCATATTCCTATAGAAGTTTTGTAATTTTTATAGTAGATTTACTGCTACTGTTTTGCAAATATATATATTTTTATTAATTTTACAATATGGAATACAAATATTTTTCATTTGATGAATTTGACTGCCCTACTTCAATAGGTAGTGGATATAAATATATGGATAGGGAATTTATTGCAATGCTAGATGAAGCTAGGGATATTGCAGGTCTTAGATTCAAGATATTAAGTGGATATAGAACCACCACTTANAACACNAATCATTNTATGGCNTCTACGACCTCNACACACNTAATTGGTAGGGCAGCTCATATTGAATGTGTAAATGCAAAGAAACGTCTTAAAATCATCGAGGCNTTGTCTATGGTTGGNTTTAAGAGATTTGGTTTACACCCTAAATATATTCATGTAGATAATGATGATTTAAANCCAGAAATGATTTGGTTTATATCGTAGATTNTATTATCTTCGTTTTAATTAATCGGACACATTAATTCTTTGTACGAGGGAGGGGGATGAACATTAGTAATCTCCCTCTCTTTTTTTGTCTAAATGTTAAAGTTTTGTTAAAATGTGTGTTTATAAATATATTTTTATATCTTAGCTAAAAATAAAAACGATGAAACACTTTTATGACCTTAGTTCTTACTTCACAATGAGGATTTCTGCATTAGAATCTAAAAATGCAGAATACAAGAGAGAAATTGATAGACTTACAACATTCCTGTATGAGGTTTGTGACCAAGATTGTCCTAATGAATATAAGGACATTGTCAGAAAGGAGATTGTCAAAGAAGATTTATTAACCGATTAATTTTAATTATTATGAACATTGCAGAGAAATTATTAGCGATTCAGACAGAGTTAAAAGCTCCAAAGAATCAAACCAACAAGTTTGGTAATTACAAGTACAGAAGTGCAGAGGATATCCTTGANGCACTTAAACCTTACCTATCTAAATACAAGGTTAGTGTTAAGGTCAGTAATGAAACTATTGAAATATGTGAGATGCCTTGTGTTAGGTCAGTAGCTAAATTGATAGATGCTGAAGACCCTAATTCAGTAATAGAGGCTTCAGATGATGCTTTCATAGAGATGAATGCAAAAGGTATGCAAATGCCACAGAAATCTGGTTCAGCATCCTCCTATGCAAAGAAATATGCTTTAGGTAATTTATTCTTATTAGATGACACTAAAGATTCTGATGCTACAAATGACCATAAGACTACAATTACATCTTCTAAGCTACCTTCTTTAAATAAAGATAGTGCTGCCTATGATAGAGTTATTGGTTATCTCAATAAAGGTGGAGACCTTAAAGAGGTNCTTAAAAAGTATAGTGTTAGTTCTGCACTTAAAACTGAGCTAGAAAATCAATATTAATTAATTAATTATTTTATTATGAGTACAATTGTAAATGCAAGTATAGACTTGACAAAGATTGAGAAATCTAAAATCGTAAAAGGTAAAAAAGGTAGTTATTTAAACATGACTATTTTTATTAATGATGAAGTTGACCAGTATGATAACAATGCTTCAATCATTGTTTCTCAGACTAAAGAAGAGAGAGAGGCTAAGACACCTAGAGTTTATTTAGGGAATGGTAGAACGGTTGGTAACAATCAGCCAAAAGTAGAGGAATCTGCAATAGACGGATTAAACTTCTAGGTTATTAATGGGGTGGCTTAACGGTCACCCTATTTTTTTTATCATGATAGAACAAAAGATTAAAATATTGTCCGAATACCTATCCAAGCAAACAAACCTTACTTGGAGAGAATCTAAAGCATTTGATGAGATAGTTGACCATTGTATGCAATTAGACAACCATTACAAAAGCAAGTCTTTACACCTAGAGAGAATAGCATCTTGGTATATTGACCACACTTTTGAAATTAATCAAGATTATATAGATGAAGTTAGTTATGAATTTATAAAGAATATCCTTTTAAGGAAACTTGAATTAATTCTACAAATACCTGCCGAATCTAACTATGTGAGTATTGAGAATAATATGATGGCTTTGGATATCAAAAACAACAATGAACTAAAGCCCTATGGAGCAATATCAGAAGCAATAAAATTGTTTGTTAAGGATATTATAGTTTACAATACTAAAGACGAATATGAAACAACTTAAAATTGATTATGANACAAAATACAAAAGAATCTTGGAGGATAGCTATGTTGACCCTAAAACAGATGTACCNCTCCCACCGATTGCTGTTTCTTATGGCTACAGTAGTGGTTATAATCCTTCTCCCATTGGTATTGGTAGTTATGGCAATTTCAGCTTTGTTCAAGCTCCCCCAAAGTCTAAAAAGACATTTTTCCTCTCACTAATTGCTACAGCTTTTATGTGTGGAGAAACTGATTACACAAAGAAAATGAAAGGCTACAGAGGGAATAAAAAGTTAATTCACTACGATACAGAACAAGGTAGATTCCACGCTCATAAGGTATTCCGTAGGGTTACAGACATTTGTGGTGAATCTGACGATTACTTAACTTATGCTTTGAGACAGTATTCTCCATTAGAAAGATTAGACTTTATAGATTGGCACTTGAACAATACTGAGGATGTTGGGTTAGTTATAATAGATGGTATTGCTGATTTAATGTTAGATAGTAACGACCTAAAAGAATCGAGTCGTGTAGTCCAGTATTTAATGAAATGGACTCAGGAGCTTAACATTCATGTGATTACAGCAATTCATTCTAATTGGAACTCAGAGAAGCCTACAGGACACTTAGGTTCGTTCTTAGAGAAGAAAGCAGAAACTCAAATAGCATTAGAATTATCCGAAGACAAAAGAGTTGCAATAGTTAAATGTATGCGAAGTAGAGGATTCTCCTTTGAGAAATTTGCTTTTGAGGTTGACTCAAATGGTTTACCAAATATATTAGAGTCTATTCCTGAGCAAATGGAAAGAGATAAATATTTGAAGATATGATATTTTATATAAGTTTTTTGATTATATTAGTTGTAATAATAATTTTTTTATTACTACCAATAGAATGAGAATAAACAGAAGGTCTAAAAAAAGAGGCCCAGTTAGAGCAAAAAAGGTTTCTTATGATGGAATTAATTTTGCATCTGGTTTAGAGAAGTATATGTATATAGCATTAAAGAAATCTAAGATTAAGTCTGATTACGAAGGTAAAGTCTTTGTACTCGTTAATAGCTTTGACTTCCCTAATGAATCTTATGAAAGACAGGCCAATAGTAAAGGGGAGTTTAGAAACAGAGGCTCTAAGAAAATACTACCCATTAAGTACACACCAGATTTTATAGGTGAAGATTTTGTAATTGAAACTAAAGGAAGGGCTAATGAATCCTTTCCTATGCGTTGGAAGTTGTTTAAGAAGTTAATTGCAGAGCAATTTCCTAACTACACTCTTTACAAACCACAAAACCAAAAGGAATGTGATAGAGTCGTAGAGTTAATACTCGAAAACCAAAAGCAGAGAAAATGAAACAATTAATTAGAATGTCACTCCTAGCAATAGGATTTTTTAGTAATAGTCTCCTATGGGGATATATTTTAATGGTAATGTTTAAAAAATTAAGATACATTATATGAACATACAAATAGAGTTTATAAAAGGATTCCTTATTGGAATAGATTATTTAGAGGGTGTTGGTTATTCAGACTTTGATAATGGAGACATAACATTCGATTTACTTAGAATTAGTCTAGGTATAATTTTCATACACATACCTTTGAATGTTAGAGATACTGAGTAAGAGTCATAATATCTGGGTTGCTATGGGTTTATCTATTGGCATCCCAGAAGATATTGTGGAGGATTTCGTTCATGAAACTTATCTGAGGCTAAATAAGTATGTAGAAAATCCTGAGAAGATAATGTATAATGAGACAGAGATTAATAAGTTTTATGTTTATGTAACACTTAAAAATCTATGGAGTGATTATTCTAAGGCTAAGTCTAAATACACTATCTATAGAATAGATGGTGTTAGTGATGAGTATAGTTTTGATTCTTCTGAGTGGGCTGTATATGAAGAAACCAGTTATGAGAAGGAAAAGGCAGAGGAGTACATTTTAGCTAGTATAAACGAAGAAGTGGAGTCTTGGGAGCATTGGTACGATAAAAAGCTATTTAAGCTATATTACAATACCGATATAAGTATGCGTAAACTAGCTAAGGAAACAAGAATATCTGTTACTTCTATATTCAATAGTTGTAAGAATTATAAAGAGATAATTCAAAGTAAGTTCGGTGAGGATTTTGAGGATTATCTTAATGGAGACTTTAATCTGATAAATAAAAAATAATGGAAGGAGAATTATTAGACTTCATAGATTGGTATAATGTAATGTATGAAGACTTAAAAGGTAAAACATCCCAAGAGATAGTTAATATGTATTTATATTTTAAAACAAACAAATTATGAGTGAAGACCAGATACCCCCAAAACCAAAAGACAAGAGAACNAAACGTTACAAGGAATGGGTTGCTAGATATGAGCAATCTTCAGATGGCGTTGGTGATACTGTAGAAAAAATAACAAAAGCTACAGGAATAAAGAAGGCTGTGGAATTTATTGCAGGTGAAGATTGTGGCTGTAGTGAACGAAAAAATAAATTAAATTACTTATTTCCCTACAATAAACCTAATTGCTTTACAGAGGAAGAATTTGATACTTTAACAGATTTGTTCTCTGATAAGAATTGGGAGCGTAAAAGTATTTCGGCAGGTGATGTTAAGATTCTTTATACGATATACAATAGAGTATTCAATACAGCAGACCTTCAGAGTTCTTGTAGTTCTTGTGTTAGAACCAGAATGAAGAAGCTAGAGAGATTATATAAGGAATATGGAGAATAGCCTTATAAGAAATACTAAACAGGTTAGACAATCAATAGACTTTACAGGAGTCCAGAATGGTAGCATTCACCCTACTGATATAGACTTCTTATTAGAATTTGATAATGAGGTATTGATATTAGGTGAAGTCAAAAGAAAGGGTGTTANTTTACCTGTAGGTCAAAGACTAGTATTNCAGCGTTTAGTAGACAGATGGGGGGATAAAGCTATTGCTTTAAAGGTGGTTCATTCTCATAGAGATGATGANACTGATATACCTTTATCTGTATGTGAGGTGGAATCTTATTACTTCAAAGGTNATTGGAGTATTCCTAAAGANAAATATAATCTTGTAGATTTTATCAATAAGTTAGGTNNANAATGGAATAACAATAAATGTAGATTTTTATGAGTGATAGTTTAAGAAAATGGGTGGAGATGAATTACGGTAAAGACTGGACTATGGATTCTAGTTACACTAATAATGAGACACCACCAGACCCTATTGTAATGAGGGTTATTAGCATAATGAAGGAAAGGAGTAGGAAAGGTATAGATAAGTATGGAACTACTCTGTATGATTCTCCTGATGGGTTCTATGAATTTCTTAATCATCTNCAAGAAGAAATGATGGATGGAATATTATATATNGAGAAACTTAAATCACAGAAATGANNNNANTANNANTAACCAACAACAACAGAAACACAAAAGGAATTTATACAAAGATGTATGATTGACTTTAATATGATAACAGATTTCAAAAACAAAGAACAACGCTTTGCTGTATGTTCACAAATATACAAGAATGAAAGAAGTTAAATTAATTAAGATGCAACACGACTTAAAGTTAACACAACAGGCTTTAGTGGTTGCACTACATAGATTAGAAAAATTAGAAGAAAAGATAAATGATAACGGAAGAGAGAATACGGAAGATACAAAGTTATAGAACTTGGTCAATCAAGAAGAAGGTTGACGAATTGCTAATGGAGGATGCTTATATGTACACTAACTTAGGTGTGGATTCAACAGCCTCAGAGAAGAAGAAGGTTAAGACTATGAGTAGAAAGATATATAAAGCTATATCAATCATCAGTCCTTTAGATGGTTACATCTTAGAGGCTCACATGAATGAAAAAGATTTAACTCAATAATAATTGTGTATATCTAAAAAAAACCTTAGATTAGCAACATGGAAACAATTAAACTTTTTGACGGTAAAGAATGGAATGTTGATGAAATCCTTAAAGAGATGGATAATGATTCATTCTATTATGGCTACTTAGGGCAAAATGCTTTGTCTTCGTCATCTGCTAAAGATTTATACAAATCACCAAAGACTTATTTCAATAAGAGTAATCAGGTTAATGCTGATATTGCTCCATTGAGAGAAGGTAGGTTGATACATACGGTTGTATTGGAAGAAGAAAAGCTCAATGATAAATATGACTTTGTAGATATAGGTGGTAGGAATACTATAAAATTTAAGAAGGCTAAGGAGTCTGCTTTGTCTAAAGGTAAAGAGATAATGCTTA